GTCACCATTAAACATAACGACGACTTTTACTCTATCTGATTTTACAAGAGTTTGATCTACAGGAGGTGTTACATTAATTGGTTCCTTCTTCTTTCTTGCCATGTCAAAAATGCTTTTGTTTATATTATAAAGGAGGTATCAACAATTGTCAATACCCCCTATGTATGTTAGATGTAATCTACTCTTTTGTGGTGCTCAGGAACTACTTTTCCTAATAAGATACTGAGGAGTCCATCATTAAACTCGACGGATCTAACCTCCGTATCGTCGGAGAGCGTCCATGCTCGTTGGAAGGCACGTTGTGCCAATCCTTGATGGACATACGTTCCATCATCCTCTGATTTTTCTTTGCTTGCTTCGACATATATCTTTCCATACTCCGTATAGACTTTGACGTCATCTTGCTTGAAGCCAGCGAGTGCAATTTCAAGTCGTGATTCTTCATTACTTAATTGGATTAGGTTATAAGGTGGGTAGTTAGTCTGGGATGCGTTCCAGAATGAATCGAAATAACTATCCATTCCTATGCTGTTCTTCGTGATCTTATCAAATAGTGTTGGTAAGTCAGCAGCAGTGTACCTTTGAATTTCCATAGTGGTTCTCCTATTATAGCGAGTGTTAATTTTGTCCCCGAAGGCGACACTACTAATTATAACAGAAGACATAAAAAAGAAGGTAGAGGAATCCCTACTTGACTAATCTTCCTTTTTCTTTCCTATGTTGTATTTACTTTCTAAAGTCCAATCTCCCTTCTCTCTATATGCAAGAACTTTGATTTGACTTAGAGGTGCTACGTCAGCGATACTCTCTTTGCTATTGATTGATACCAAACCCCAGTCACCTAGCAACTGCACTATACGATTCCTACGTTGTACATCATTAAGACTTAGGTTTGCTTTTTTTCCGTCCAGAGCAAACAACTCTTTAAAATGCACGATGTAGTACTTACCTTGCTTATGCAGTATGTGACATGATTGATATAATTTCTTTTCTTTTCTGGATGCTACTCCAATTCTTGTCAGTGTTTCTCTTACTTTAAGAAAGTCATCTGGTTCACGTAGTGCTACCTCTATCATACTGTCGGTAGTCCATGCAACTTCCTCAGTGATCGCAGTCATTTTTTGCCTCCCATGTCATGTTGGTTACGAATAGTTTCAAGTTGGGTTTTGGTTAGAAGACTTACTGCGACCTTCGCTTTCTCATTACTATATCCATAGTGTTTTTTAACTAGATCCAAGTCATCGACTTGTTCCTTCTTCAACCAAGGGGAAAATCTTTTTCTCTTCCTCAAAGTATATAGGAAGAAAGAGTACTGCATATCCTTATCAAGGTTACTGTACTTGTTCATTTCATTTGCAAACAGTACAGTGTCTAGATGTCCTGACAAACACCTATTGACAATGTATGGAGGGTAGGATGATATTGCTTCTGGATCTTCTTCTATCAGATTGTTCTTGTTAAAGTTGATAGAATTTAACCAATCTTTTAGTTCCATTAAAATGTTCTGATAGGACCTACGACACCAGTTCTAGAATTATTGACACGATATATCTGTGTCCTTCCAGACTTAGTTTGAACATGGACTTCTTCACCCATGATAATTGCTGATTGTGATTCTGGTGCGAATGTAGATAGTCCTCCTCTACGTGTATTGTAGAGTTGACAGTATCCACTAGGCAACACTCTGACTCCGATACTTTCCATAATTAAGACAAATTAGTTCACGACGTTTTGTTTGGTCTGACATGTATGTTCCTGTAGACCTCATTGTATAAGTATGAGCAAAGTCATACTGATGCCACTCTAGAAATCTTTGAACGATATCTGGGTGGTTATTATATGATACCATGACATTACCCATTGTGTCATCCATAATATCAGCAAATCTTGCATGATCGAAACCTTTATGTAACTGTCCTTTATGACCATATAGGTTATCTTTGATATTATATGGAGGATCAACATAGATGAATGTATTATCATCACATTTAATCTCACCACGTCCTAGACAATCATCTACAAGAACTTTATAATCTTCACATGTGATCTTCCAGTTCTTTATTAGTTTTGAGTAGGATGGTAAGTTGTTAATGCCACGCATAGAAAAATTAGAATCACTTGCCTGTGCTGAGAACGCACTTGATTCAGTAAGACCACTGAAACTACATTTGTTCACAACATAAAATGCAACTGCTCTATCTTTTTTATCTAATGACAGATCATTAACTTTATCTTTTCCATCTAGAAATAATCCTTTAGCAGAACCCTGATCAGGATATCTAGATTTTAATTGTTGTAGTTGATCATGAAGATACTCTCCATTATCTCTGAGTTGTACCCAGAAATTATGTAATGGTTCATAGAAATCATTAACCCAGATAGACATATCAGGATAACGTTTTGTCATCTCAATTGCCATACTACCACCACCTAAAAATGGTTCACGATATTCTGTAATATTCTCAGGCAACCACTGACATAACTTAGGAACTGCTCTTGACTTACCGCCAGGATATCGTAGTGGTGTTTTCATTCTTCTACTGACTCTAGTTCTTCAATTGCATCTACTGGTACTTCATTACCATCTATACTATACCAGTGCTGATCTTCTCTTATGCCTAGGTATGCTAGATCACTAAAGGTATGCTCTCTTAGCATTGCCTGTAATCTCCAATGTATTAGTTCAGACTTTTTCATTGTATTATTGTCATCCCATAATCTTCTGGAGATGGAACAGGTAAGTAGTAACCATCAGGTTGTGGTGCAGTTCTTCTTCTTTGTGGCATTTGTATAAGATCAATAGTTTCTTCAAACCACCTGTTCATAGATCTTGCCATAGCACGATAAGAGGTTCCAACATATAGTTGACCACTTACAACAGCAACGGTTGCTGCACCCCAGAAAACATAATAAAATCTAGATTTCATTTGTGCTCTAATTTTTTCACGTTTGTTAGTCATTTGAATTGACACTCCACCATAATTTCAGTTAATGCTGCCAAGAGATTTATTTCCTGATCAGCAACAAATGCTGATTGGTATTGATACTTGGCAATAATCAATACCGCTTGAGGTATGCTAGTAGGAGAAAGAGAATCATACAAACTATCATAGACAGTTCGTAAGATAGCATTAGGATCATTATCTAGATTAGCAACGATCCATTTTCTTGTAGCACCGAAGTCTTTTGTCTTCAATGCACCTACAAGTTTTTCTAATCTGACCTGACTTATCTGTGCAAGAATGCCAGTGTCTATAACTCCTGATGCTGCATACCTTTGCAGTTCGTTGAGGGTACGTCTAAAGTCTGGGAAGAACTTCTGGACGACCTCAGCGACCACAGCATCAGTAAATTGTATATCCTCTGCAGTAAGTATTCCACGACACCTTTCAAAAAATTGTGTAGCAATTTGTTGTTTCTGTTTTCCACGAGTGTTGCAATCAATAACAGTTGTTCTTGAATGAAGAGGTTGTATAATTTTGTTTTTAAAATTACATGTAAATATAAATCTACAATTGTTTTGAAACTCTTCTATGGATGCACGCAATAACAACTGAACGTCATGTGTGGTGTTGTCTGCTTCATCTATAATAATAACTTTATGTTTTGCACTAGACGTAAGTGAGACAGTAGATGCAAATTGCTTTGCACTATTTCTTACAGTGTCTAGAAATCTACCTTCGTCAGATCCATTGATAACAATAGAATCTACACCCAGTTCATGACACAGTGCTTTTGCAACTGTAGTCTTACCGATCCCTGCTGTGCCACACAAGAGAAGATTAGGAACTTCTCCTGCATCAACAAAAGACTTGAAGGTCTTCTTCAAATCATCAGGAAGGATACAATGTTCAATATTCTTAGGGCGATACTTTTCTACCCAAAGAAATTCATTCATAATTTATAACCAATGTGGTTTTCTGGATGGGTCGCGTAGATAATTATCTGCTGCCCATGGCTTACTAGCAATATAATACTTGTATGCAGTAAAAATGTCAATAGTTGTATCGTACTTGAACTGGTCAGGACCTGCAAATACAAAAGGTGTATGGTTGGTATAGTCTGCTGATGGTAGGATATCTCTTGCTTCTAGTAATGGTCGATGGCAAGAATGAATTTTACCATAGCGATGAGTATATTCTAGAGACAATGCAATACCATGAGTGAGTAACCACCATGCATTTGCTAGATTATCATTTGCCCATATGGTACAGGGATGATTACGAAATGCACCTTTGGATGTCTTGTATGGTTGTCCGTCGTTACGATGTATTTTGCCATAACTATGACCCCACTCGTCAGAGCAAACAATAGAAAGCATTTGACATGTTTCTAGTGGCATCTTGACAATGTGTTTGTCAGGAAGCACTTTTGCTGAGACAGTGGGGTCAGGGTCAGTAACAAATATATTCATAGCATAAAAGGTGTCTTACCCATTATACACAGAATCTGGTTCAAGTGCAATAAGATATTCTAAATCTCTATTTGCATCTCTGAACAATGCTGCATTATGTTTGCTAATAGTTACTTCGTAATCTGCAGGAAGTAACTTAAGATATTCTACTTTAAAGTTAAAAGTAAAGTTAGCATCAGTAGTTCCTACTTTTACAGAATAATTGTTTGATGTGTCATTTTTCTTGTCACGAACAACAAGATTAATTTGACTACCATTACCAATAACAGCAAGATCAGCAACACTATAGATAGATGCTGCTCTAATCAAATTGTTTAGATCATTCCATGGAACAATAAAACAAACATCCTTACTAGGAATCTCTGCTCTGTTTTGAGGAGGTGCTGTAATTGTTGATGGGTCAGCAAAGAAGTATCTTGATTG